GTTCTCCAACTCGATGAAACCTTTATTCCATGTGATGACACCCTGCTGTAACCACATAGGTAGATTTTCATATGCTAATTGAAGTTTGCCAAGAATATCTCGTGCAGTATTACCTTTGTTAGCGAGAATGGCTACGTTCTGAGAGTCTTGAAATAGAATGGTCCAAAGAAGATATGATACAGTAGTTGTAGTTTTACCAACCTGTCGTGGACATTTTGTAATGACAAATCGATTTTGATGAAATGTTTGGATCATGTCCTTTTGAAAGTCGTACATCTTAAAAGGAACAAGACCATCATCTAGTGTGATGATTTTAATATACTTTGCAAAATAGATAGGATCACGAGAACATCGGATGTATTCATCAATCTGTTCTTGCGTATAAGATAATTGAATTCCTGCTCTCTTGAGCAAAGGATTGTCACGATAACTGATAGAACTCATTCTTTATTTTATAGAAACTCTTAATATTATAAATAAGTGTATGTCGCCGGATTGCCCTCCGCACATACTCTAACATTAAATAGGAATGTCAGCATATGTATTTAGATAATAAATATACCCGTTGGTATTATAATATAATTAATGCCGCTAAATTACGACAAAAAATATCTGGTTATACAGAAGAACATCATATTATACCAGAATCATTAGGTGGACTTGATACCAAAGAAAATTTGGTAGATTTAACAGCAAAAGAACATTATACAGTACATCATCTGTTAATTAAAATGTTAACAGGTTCATCCAAATATAAAATGATACATGCTTATCATAGAATGACCACTAGTAATGATATAAAAGTTACAAATGCACAATATGAAATAGCAAAAAAATTAAAAAGTGAAATGATGTCTGAGTTGCATAGAGATAAAAACTCATACATTAATTCTGTACAATATAGAAAAAAACAAAATGATGGAAAAAATAAACCAGAAGTTAAGAAAAAACAATCTGATAAAATGAAAAGATATTATGAAGATGTAAATTCAGTTTATAATACACCAGAATATATTGAAAAACATAAAAAATCTTGTAATACGAATGAGTTTAAACAAAGATTATCTGAGGTGAGAAGATTATCATGGGCAGATTCCAATTCAAAATATAATAATAGACCAGATGGTAAACGAATTCCACCATTAAATAATAAAACATGTAGAATACTAACTCCTGATGGACATGTTGTTATAACTGATAAACTTAAAGATTATTGTATAGATAATAATTTAAATTATACCGCAATGATGGCTGTAGCTAGAGGTAAACAAAAACAACACAAAAAATATACATGTCAATGGATTTAATTTATATCTTTAATATTTTTTTGATTATTATCTTTTAATAACTTCGACAATTCTGTCGTTGATCCAATAAATATTGCTTGGTCAATATTCGTATTATTAACTTCTTTCTTACCATTCATATCACGCATTTGTTTTTGAATGCTCAATAGTTCTTTATTTGCATCTACCATATTTTTTAATAATGTTCCGTAAACTTCAAATGCTCGTGGGTGTTCAGATTCTCTTGCTATTCTGAGAATATCTTCCATGGCTTCTTTGCCTTGGTCTATGATATCTTGAAGATTTTCACGAGACTGTTGATAGTCATCCGTCAAATCATCTTCGATATTGACAGGTAGTGATGGTTTATGTTGAACTATTTCAGTTTTAGATTCTTTTGGTACTTCAGGAGGTGATTCGATACCAAAGATTTCATCCATATTCTTTTCAAATTTAGACATGATTAATTTATGTAAACTCATTTATACTTATTAAGTATATATAATTATTGGTTAAACTGGTACATTGTAAATATTTAATAATGACAAGACCATAATCTTCTTGAATTGATGGTGACATATTATTACTAATTGTACCATAGTCTATAATGGTATTACTTGATTGATATACAAATCCATCATTAATTTTAGGTATAGATTTTCCAGCAGTAACGTCAATTTCAACTAATTTCTTAGGTATAGATTTAAATAAAGAAAATGTATTTCCAGTATTTGGATTTGGTGCATATGGGAAACCTCGTGCGATAATATTGATAGAAACACCGCTGTTGGTTTCTGTTATATTTTCAATAATCATATTATGTTGAATATGATATAAAATAATAAGTTGCGTTTGATTTTAAACCAATAATCGGTAAGTTTGATACAAAATTACCAGTTATATCGTTTAAATGTAACATTGGAACATTATTAAAATAAACAACTCTTGCGGTCGCTGTTGCTGTTCCTGGAGAATATCCTTGATACACTAATTCTCCTTCTTGATATGTTCCTGTTCCACCTGAATCTAAATTAAATTTAACAACATCAGTTGATACTATATTTGTTAAAATATTAGTAATAGAATTTAAAATTAATCCAGTATCTGAAGTCTTACCAAATATGAAACCTTTTACCGTGAAGTTCAATGTCCATATAACTGACCTGGTATCATGATCTCTATCACCTTCATAATCCACTTCATATTGTGTTGAATTTAATACTATAGGTAATTCTTTAACTATTCCCATTTCTGGAATCAGATTAACTTTAATAGTATAGTCTGGTGTAAAGTAAGGTAAAATGTGTTCAATAATCTGAGTACCATCTTCAATATTTCTAACATACAAATATAATGAAAAATCAAAGTTATACGGTACTGGATTATATTGAGAGATAACTCCTTGTGGAGTTTGTGCAAATGCTTTTATATTTGTATTTTGCTTTCTAGAGGCATCGTAAGATATACCATTCATTTCATATGAAAATCTTGGTAATGTCATCATGACTTTTTTATCTAAATCTGGATCAGCTTGAATCCGCATCACATATCTTTCTTTAGATGCGTATGCAATAGGTACAATGACTCTTTCATATTCGGACAAATCTTCCGCATATCTGACCAATGTGATATTATCAAATAAGTCACCAAAAGCAACGATAATCTTTCTAATAACTCTATTATATTGTGTATTTGTCATTATATTTTACCAAAAGCATTTGTTTCAGATATATCTGTAATATTATTTGCTTGTGTGTTTATGTATAAATTATCATAAACGTCATGTCTGCTTTCATTTTCTAATGGATTAAAATTTAAAATATTATATCGAGCATTACTTGTAACACCAATTGCAATTGTATTATTTAAGAATTGTCCAGAAATATTTGTAATTAATAATGAATTTGAACTTGGAACCCAAAACTGAACAATAGCCATCGATGTTGCATTGTTTGAAGTTTCGTCTAAAGATTGATAAATGTATTCGGATGGCAAATATGTTCCGGTTCCAGAACCTGTATTTAAAGTGATGGAATATGAATCATCAGCAACTATACTATCAATATCTTGATTGCCAGTCTGTATCATTTCGTTGGAATATTTAAATTTCTCTAAAGATAGTTCATAAAAATAAGGAACATTTCTACCTAAAACAAAGAAATCTTTATTCTGATCTACAAACTTAATTTCATACAATTCACCAGTACCATTTATAAATGGAATATAAATCAAATCACCTTCAAGTGGTCTGGTATTTGTATTTTGAGGATATCTTTCTGAGAATGTTCTTTTAGATAGTATAACTTTAACTTGATTTCGTATTTCTAATCCAAACTTAGAGAAAAACTCTTGCTCACCCATATAATCATCAGAGTTGCTTAAATACATTTCCATTTGAAAATAAGAATTAAATGATTTTAATGGATCTTCACCAAAAAGAATATCACGAGCAACAGCATTACTATTTGGAATATAGTACGCATCAAATCCTTGAATCTTGATAGACTCGCAAATTATATCTTCAACAATTCGTTGTTCGTTATATTTTGAGTTATAATTATTAAAGTAGTGTGATGTAGTAGGCATAATATTAATTCATGAAAAACTCTAAAACGCCACCGTAACTGTTCTCCATCTCTTTTTCTAGTCTCTCAATATCAGCGATTGCTTCTTGATATACTTGATCACCATTTAATGTGATTCCACCAGGTAACTTTATGCCACCAAACTTCTTCATGTTGTTTCCCCAATCTCGTTTGATGAGGGCCGTAGCATATTCTTTGAGGAAACGATCATCCCAAACCATATTATATACGTCTGGATT